AAAGTAGATATCTTTAAGACTGCTGATATAGCAAGTGGAGCAAGTGGTAATACTACAACTGGTATTTCTTCTGCTGTGCTAGATATATCAACTGCTGAGGATACAGATACTTCAAATTGTGTGATGATTTTAGGCATCCATGAAGAAGTAACTAATGCTGATCACAGTGCTGCTGGTGTTTCATACATAGTTAAAATCAACAATCATGCGTTAAACTCTTCGGACGTTGACGCTACTGCATCTTAAGGAGGGTCTAGTATGGCTATTTCAAGAGCACAACTCGCCAAAGAGTTAGAGCCTGGCTTAAATGCCCTCTTTGGTATGGAGTATAATAGGTATGAAGGTCAACATGCGGAAATTTTCGACACTGAGTCCTCAGACAGAGCGTTTGAAGAAGAAGTAATGTTGAGTGGTTTCGGAGCAGCACCTACTAAGCAAGAAGGTTCTGGTGTCACATTTGATGACGCAAACGAAGCTTACACTTCAAGATATAACCATGAGACTGTAGCAATGGCTTTCTCAATAACAGAAGAGGCTGTAGAGGATAATCTTTACGACAAGCTTTCTGCTCGTTATACAAGAGCACTTGCTAGATCAATGGCACACACAAAGCAAGTAAAAGCTGCGAACATTTTAAACAATGCATTCACAGCTGGAGCAAGTGCTGGTGGAGATGGTAAAGCATTATTAGCAACAGATCACCCACTAACAAATGGTGGAACTTTTGCTAACGAACCAACTGTTGCAGCAGACTTAAATGAAACATCTTTAGAAGATGCTTTGATTAAAATTGCAGGCTTTGTGGATGAGAGAGGTTTAATAATCGCTCTAAGAGGAATGAAACTAATTGTTCCAAGACAACTACAGTTTGTCGCAGAGAGAATATTAAATTCTAACTTAAGAGTCGGAACAGCAGATAACGATGCTAATGCCATGAGGCAGATGGGTATGTTACCTCAAGGATATATCATTAATGATTATCTAACCGACACAGATGCGTTTTTCATTAAGACAGACGCACCTAATGGTCTTAAGCATTTCGAAAGAATGCCAATGGCAACAGCTATGGATCCAGACTTTGACACAGGAAACATGAGATATAAAGCAAGAGAGAGATATTCTTTCGGCTTCTCAGATCCTCGTTCACTATTTGGTTCACCTGGAGCTTAATAAAAAATATTTATATTTTTGGGGTGGCTCTTTGCAGTCACCCTTTTTTTATGTATAATAAAGAAAACCTTGACGAAGAATTAACTTCGACAATTGCCAAGACAAGGAGTATAACATGGCTAATACAACATTCTCGGGTCCAGTTAGATCCGAAAGTACAATCAAAACAATCAGTAAAAATGCAACCAGTGGAACCATTACAGAGGTAGTAACCTTTGGTGACGGACCGATAAGTTTATCTGATGGAGATGTAACTTTAACAAATGCGACTCATAGTGGTAGAATTTTACTTGTACCAGATGGATCACAAGACAACACATATACATTACCAGCACCTATAGCTGGATCTATGTTCAGATTTGTTTACGCTGGTGGAGCCGCTGATGCAACAGATGCTCTTATTATTACACCTGGTAACACCAATTTTTACATTGGTGGTATTACTCATTTAGATACAAACGCAGATAATGTAACTGTATTTTCAAATGGTAGTTCAAACAGTAGCGTTCAGTTAAATGTACCACAAGCATTTGATATTACAATTGTAGGAAAAGACACAACCAATTATCAAATTTTTGGCACTGTTACATCAACAACAGTTCCAGCTTTTGCTGATCAGTAATAGGAGATATAAATGGCTGGAACAAGATCTGACGTAAAAGCCTTTAATGTTAATCAAGGAGATGCAGCTGCTTTAATTGGACCTGATCGATCAAGAATAAGACAGATAGTTATTTTTGCAGATGCGGCTGGCGCTATTACTATCACCGATGGTAATGGTGGTGCTACTTTGATTGCACAAAGTTTTCCAACTGGATTACATACTCTTAATATTCCAGACAATGGTATATTAGCAGAGAGTGGTGCATATCTATCTGCCTTTACTGGCAGTAGCAATAAACTAACGGTATTTTTATCGTAATGGCTAGAAAACCAGACAAGCAACCTCCTAAAACCAAAAAGTATTTCCGCTCTACCAAATCTGGAGCGGGAATGACAAAGGCGGGGGTTGCTCGTTATCGAAGAGAAAATCCAGGCAGTAAATTAAAAACTGCTGTTACTGGTAAAGTTAAAGCAGGCAGTAAAGCTGCAAAGAGAAGAAAGTCATTTTGTGCCAGAAGTGCAGGCCAAATGAAAAAGTTTCCTAAAGCAGCTAAAAATCCTAATAGTCGATTAAGACAAGCAAGGAGAAGATGGAAATGTTAAAACCTAAAGAGATAATGAATGGAGTTTCTGTTGTTCTTGTTGCTGGATCTATTGCATGGATAGTCACGACTCTTATTGAGGTAGATAAAAAAACTGCTGTGACAATGGTAAAGGTTGAAGAAAACCACAAAATGTTACATACTTTGTGGATAGATTTTATTAATAGGAAAACAATTGATGGCAATCTCGCGGGGTTCAATGCCTCAACAAATAACAAAAGCACCAGGTAAAAGGAAGTGGAGTGCCAAGAGGAAGAGGAAAATCAATTGTGCCAGACCTCGTGGGTTTTCTGAAAAAGCACATTGTGCCTCTAAAAAAAGGCGAGGTAGTAAGAGGTGAACCTCAAAAGGTTTGTCTTAGATGTAAAAAAAGACAGTGGATGTGTACCTGCTGGAAACTAATGAAAGGAAAATACTATGCCTAAAGACGCATGTTATCACAAAGTAAAAGCTAGATATAAGGTTTTTCCATCGGCTTATGCATCAGGCGCTATTGCAAAATGTAGAAAAGTTGGTGCAGCTAACTATGGAACTGGTGGTAAAAAGAAAAAGAAAGCAATGGGTGGTGGATTAAATGCCGCTATCGAAAAAGTAAAACAAGAAACAATGACTGCCAAAGAGGGTAAGGTTGTTAGAATGACTAAACGAAAATCAAAAAATAAAAACATAGCTAGAGGTTGTGGTGCTATAATGTCTGCTAGAAGAAAGAAAACAAAGTATTCATAATGGCTGTAAGAAAAACAAAAAAAGGTTTAGCTTTAAAACGATGGTTCAAGGAGGACTGGAGAGATGTTAAAACGGGCAAAAAATGTGGTCGTCAAAAAGGTGAGAAAAGGGGTACGCCTTATTGTAGACCGAGTAAAAGAATTAGTTCAAAAACTCCGAAGACTACTAAGGAGATGACAGCAACAGAAAAAAGAAGTAGAATAAGACAAAAGAATCGTCTAGGTCAACCAGCAGGCGCTCCTAGAAGAGTTAAATCATTAAAGAGAAGGAGAAAATAATGTCAGGAGTAAAAATGGGAAAACCAATAAAAGCTAAAATATCTAAAAAAGGTGTTCCAGCACAATCAGGTAAACCATTAAAAAAAGGATCAAAACTTGTTTTTATTGATGATCCTAAAATGGGCAAAAAAATGGGTGGCACAATGAAAAAGCCAGTTATGGCTAAAAAAGGTAAAATGAATAAATTAAATCCTGGTTTAAAAGCTTACTTAGCTAAAAAGAAAAAAACAAAAAAGAAGAAATAAATGGCGACTTCAAGCTCAAGAGATTTTGATTTAGATGTAGCAGAACTTATCGAAGAGGCATACGAAAGATGTGGCTTGGAGATGAGAACTGGTTACGATGCTAGAACTGCAAGAAGATCTTTAAATCTTATGTTTGCTGACTGGGCAAACAGAGGACTTAACTTGTGGACTGTAACACAAGAAACAAAAGCAGTTACGTCTGGCACGGCTACATATACTTTGTCTAGTGAGTTTGTGGATCTATTAGAAGTTGTGTTACGAAACAGTTCTGGTACAGACTTTACACTCACACAAATGAGTCGTGGTGAATATTTAAGGATACCAAACAAAGATAATAGTGGACAACCAAGTCAGTACTTTTTTGATAGACAAACCACTCCCACGATTACATTATGGTCAACTCCAGATAAATCATACACATTGGTATACTACTATGTAAGAAGAATACAAGATGCAGATAGTTTAGTTAATACAACAGACGCACCTTTTAGATTTTTACCATGTATGGCGGCTGGACTTGCATATTACATATCTGTGAAGAAAGCACCAGATAGAATACAAATACTAAAAAGTATTTACGAAGAAGAGTTTCAAAGAGCCATGTCAGAGGATGCAAATAGCACACCACTTAAACTAACACCAAACATATCATACTTGAGGTACTAATGGCTAGGTATGCAAGTGGCAGAAGAGCATATGGATACTCAGACAGATCTGGGTTTCGCTATCGTCTTCGTGATATGATAAAAGAATGGAACGGTTTAAAAGTAGGTCCAGACGAGTACGAACCTAAACACCCACAGTTAGAACCTAACTATCCAGGTCCAGATCCTACAGCATTATATGAACCTAGACCTAATCAAGACACAGACATAGTATCTTTTGTGGTATACACAAATTCAGGAGATGGTATAATAGGTAAAAAATTAACAAGCTTTGAGGCTACATCGAGTCTTGGAGAAGTGACAGTGAGTACATCATGAGTTTTACATTAACTACATTAAAACAATCTATACAAGATTGGACAGAGAACGATGAAACAACTTTTGTAGGCGAACTAGATTTTTTTATAAAAAATGCAGAAGAGCGAATATTTAAATCAGTTGATTTAGATTATTTTATAAAAAATGTCACTGGAGTTATGACAAGTGGTAATAAATTTTTGCAAAAACCATCTGATTTCTTAGCGTCTAATTCTTTGTCTTATGTAAAAAACAGTGAAAATATTTTCTTATTACATAAAGATGTTAATTTTATTCAAGAATACACAGCTAACCCAGCTACAACTGGATCTCCTATTTATTATGCACAATTTGATGTGAACAATTTTATTCTTGCACCAACACCAGACAGTAATTATTCTGTTGAAATACACTATTATTACAGACCAGCTTCTCTTACCACAGATGATTCTGGAACAACATGGATTAGTACAAACGCACCAGACGCTCTTTTATATGCTTGTCTTATAGAAGCATATACTTTTATGAAAGGCGAAAATGACTTGATTCAACTATATAATTCGCGGTATGCTGAGGCAATTAGTCGTTTGAAGACTTTTGCAGAGGGCAGAAATTATTCAGACGAGTACAGAGATGGACAAGTAAGACAAGCGAAAACTTGATGAAAAATAAAAGTGTGGCTATTGTTGGACTAGGCAATAGTTTTTCAGAGTACATATTAGCAAAAATAAGAAGTGAAAAGTTCGATGAAGTTTGGGCAATCAACTCTATGTCTGGTGTTATTTATCACGATAAGTGTTTTATGATGGATCCACCATCGAGATTTCTTGATACACCTAATGCGGGCAAACAAACTAACATTATGGCTGATAGATTAAAACAAAAGATAAACATTCCTGTTTTTAGTTGCACTCTAGATAAAAGATGCCCAGACGTTGTAGAGTTTCCGTTACAAGAAGTAATTCAAAAAACTGGATATGCTTATTTAAATAATACTGTTGCTTATTCATTTGCGTATGCAATAGCACAAGAAGTTTCAGAGTTACATTTGTATGGAATTGATTTTACACACAAGGCAATTAATTTTGCAGAGGCTGGTAGAGCTTGTTGTGAGTTTTGGTTGGCTATTGCCATATCAAAAGGTATAAAAGTTAACATTGCTCACAATTCATCTTTACTTGATATGAATGTACCAGAGGATCAAAAGTTATATGGGTATCATAGATTAGATGACCCGCTTGTATCTACTGCAACAAACGGAAGTATGCTTATTACAAGAAAATCAAAATTAGAACCACCAGAGCCATTAGATGCAACACCAAATATTATTGGAAGAGACGATATACCAGGGGTAACTTACGAGGAGAAAAAAAATGTTTAATGTTAACGTATCACAGCTAGGAAGTGTAGTTGTAAAAACCTCAGAACAAGGAGGTTTAAGCAATGAACAGATAGCAGATTTAGCTGTAGAAAAAATTGCAAGTGTATCAGATAATGCACCCTCACATTTAAAAGAACAAGCTAAATTATTTAAAGAACAACTCAAAGGAGTAATTCATCATTATCTTCTCTTGGCAAGAAAGGAAGAGCGTGGTACTATTATCCAAGTCTTGCGATCAAGTGGTCACAAGGAAATGGCTGAATATATAAGGAGACTCTAATATGGCTATAGCACAAGCAATGTGTACTTCCTTCAAGAAAGAGTTGTTAGAAGGTGTACACAATTTTAAAAACTCTGGTGGAGACACTTTTAAACTGGCACTATTTGCAGAGGGAAGTGGCGGAAAATCATCAACAACTGCAACATTAGGAGCATCAACAACTGCACTTACAACAACAGGTGAAGTTGCTACAAGTGGTAGTTACTCAACGGGTGGCGGAACTCTAACAAGAGTAGATCCAACTACTTCTGGAACAACTGCATTTACGGACTTTGCTGATTTAAGTTTTACTACTGCAACAATTACCGCAATGGGAGCTTTAATTTATAATAGTTCTGATAGTAATAAAGCAGTTGCTGTTTTAGATTTTACATCTAATAAAACGTCAACAGCAGGCACTTTTACAATTCAATTTCCAACAGCAGACGCATCAAACGCTATTATTAGAATAGCCTAACAAAAGGCTAACCAATGGCGAACATTACTGGTTGGGGTCGAGGCACATTTGGTGAGGGAGCGTGGAACGCTCCTTTAGCCGTTGAAGTCACTGGTGTTTCTGGTACTACGGCACTAGGAAGTGAATCTGTAGTACCTCAAGCATTAGTTAGCGTAACTGGTCATCAAGCTGTTGGTAATCCAGATTTAGCTGGAGCATTTCATGCCGAATGGTTTGTGCCGACTGATTCTGGTGACCCTACAGTAAAAGTCATTTCCTATGAGGCAAGCACAGAAGTATTTTCTGATGGATCTTCGTTAGGAACAATTTCTTCTGCTGGTGGCACTTTGGATGTCGCCGCTTCTAATTATGAAAATAAGTTAATATCGGCAGATAAGCCGATAACACTACAAAATTTTAACAATGAATCAACTGGTGTTCCAACTTCTTGGGCGGGAACTTCTTTTGGTTTTCGCAATACTCGTACTGGTTTTATACTACAAATTAGAGCTTTGTATGGCACAACAGATGTTAGAATATTTAAAGATGGTTCTTTAAATGCAACAATTTCTGTTGGAAGTACGGCAACTACAACTCAAACCTATGCTGACGATACAAATGATCCAGAGTACACAGTCTTTTCTGATTTACCTATTATTGTTTTTAAAACTGCTGATGCTTCTCTTGAGACAGATACAAGACCAGTTTTTCCTGCAACAACAGACTTTTTATATGGCATAGCTAGTTCCACTGCAACTGCAATTAGAGTTGATGGACATGGTGAAACTGCAAATAGTTTTACAAGATTTGACAGTGATGGTGGTTCAAACAGTAGCACTATTAGCACAACGAATACTAATTTTGCAACAGGCACTGATTTTACTGGACCCACAAATAGGTATCAAACAGCGTCAAGTTCCTCTGCTTTTTCAATAGCTGATTCAGATGGTGGGGAAAAAACATCATTTATTCCAGAAGGTTGTTTTGCACATGAGTTTAGATTAATAGAAGCAGCAGAGTTTGTTTGTTTTATGGGAGCACCAGGAACAAATGGTCGTAATATACAAGTTTTTAATTCTAGCGGAAATTTAGTTGATACAGTTCAATTAGCCACAAGTAATACAGGGTCTGATTTTCCTACAAATTTTCAACTTATTAGTAATTCTACAACGGATAGTAATCTTACGGGATCAGCAAAAAGTTATGATTTAACTGCTGGAATGAGGTTTGTTTCTGAGGTTCCAGTAGGTGCTATTGTTGAGGACGATAGTGCAGACAATGAAGAAAATCTTTTTGGATTAAGAACCTTTGCTGGATTTATGACAGGAACTGCAACAGTTGCCGTTACTGGTGTAGCTGGAACTTCAGCTTTAGGTAATGAAGTTTCTTTCACAAATATTGTTGTAGTCGAAACTGGACTTCAAGGAACTACTGCATTAGGAAATGTAGTTTCTGAGGGTGCTTCAGTCGCAACTCCCACGGGGTCAGCAGGTACTTCAGCATTAGGCAACACAACAGAAACTGGCACTGGAATTTTTTCAGTTACTGGAGTAGCGGGAACTACAGCAGCAGGAAGTCCAAATGTATTCCCAGAATTTGTTGTGGGTGCAACAAGAGTAACTGGCACTGGTGCTATTGGCAATGCCTCTATATCTGGAACTTGTTCTTTTTCGGTAACTGGTGTCGCTGGAACTTCTGCTTTAGGTGAAGAAGGAACATCGGCTGGTTCTACAGTCATTGAAACTGGACTTGCTGCAACTGGTGCAACTGGAACGGCAACTGTTCTTCCATCAATAACAGTCTTACCAACGGGTGTGTCAAGCACTGGTAGCGTAGGTGACGTATTAGCTGCCGCTGGTGCTAAAGTGGTTGAAGATGCAGTAACAGGAACTGTTAACTTAGGTGACGAGGCAGTAACAGGAACTGCAAATATTTCAGTAACAGGCGTTAGTGCAACTGGTAGCGTAAATCAAAATGCTGCTCTTACTATATTTACAATCACAGTTGTAGGTGGTAATCCTTCTAACCATCCTTACTATAATGTGGGTTCTGCAAACAAGTATGCTATCAATGGGTCAACTGCAACGGCAGATGTTCTTTTAACTTTGGATGAAGGAAGAACTTATAGGTTTGATCAAAGTGATAGTAGTAATAGTGGACATCCGTTAAGATTCAGTACAACTGCAAATGGTACTCATGGTGGAGGATCTGAATATACAACTGGAGTCACTACCAATGGCACACCTGGTCAAGCTGGTGCATATACAGAAATTACAGTAGCACATGGAGCACCTACCTTATATTATTATTGTACTAACCATTCAGCGATGGGTTGGCAGGCAAACACTGACGAAAACTTTACTACTTTTACTATTACAGTTGTTGGTGGTAATCCAAGTAATCATCCAAATTATAATGTAGGATCATCTAATAAATACGCAGTAAATGGAAGCACTGCTACGGCAGACGTTGTGTTAGATTTAATAGAGGGTCAAAGATATAGATTTGATCAATCAGATAGTTCTAATAGTGGGCATCCTCTAAGATTTACGGCAGATGCCGCTTCACAAACAAGTGCAGCATCTTCAAGTCTTACAGAATATACGACTGGAGTCACAACAAATGGAACGCCAGGACAAGCGGGAGCTTATACAGAAATAGTTGTAGCTAGTGATGCTCCTACATTATATTACTATTGTACCAATCATTCAGCGATGGGTGCAACTTTAAATACTGTTGTTGAATCTGCTGTTGTTGTCATAGGGACTGCTAATACTGGAGTTACGGGATTAGTTGGAACGAGTGCTTTAGGAACGGCATCAGCGGCTATACCTATTGTTGTATCTGTTACAGGGTTTGGTGTTACAAGTTCATTAGGAACAGTTATTAGTGCTGCTATATCAAATGTCGTGATAACTGGAGTTGCAGGCACTGGAACATTGGGAACTTTAAATTTATATGGAATTATTGCCAACGAGGTTTCTGTGAGTTATACTGAGGTAACTCCGTCACAGAACGCTAATTATGAGGCGGCTTAACAAAAGGAAAGTAATATGGCTAGTACATTTGTAAATAATTTAAGACTCGAGGAAATGGCGACTGGAGAACAGTCGGGTAACTGGGGTACAAAAACAAATACTAATTTAGAACTTATAGGTGAGGCATTAGGTTTTGGCACAGAGGCTATAACAACAAATGCAGATACTCATACTACGACAGTAGCAGATGCATCCACTGATCCTGGTAGAGCCATGTTTATAAAATATACTGGAACATTAGATTCAGCTTGTACTATTACTATAGCACCTAATACTTTAAATAGGGTGCATATTATAGAAAATGGAACAAGTGGTTCACAAAATATAATTATATCACAAGGTTCTGGTGCAAATGTAACAATAGCACCTGGCACAGCAAAGGTTGTTTACTTAGATGGAGCAGGTTCTGGTGCAGCCGTTGTAGATGCTTTTGCACATTTAGCTGCTGTTGATCTAACTGTAGATGATGATTTAATAGTAAGTGATGATATTACTTTAAAGTCAGATAGTGCAGTTTTAGGGTTTGGTGCTGATACAGATACAACTCTTACACACACAGATGGAACTGGACTTACTCTTAACAGCACAAACAAACTAACATTTGGCGATGTTGCAAGTTTTGTTCAGCAATCATCAGATGGTGTTTTAAGAATAGATGGTGAAGCTACAATTGACATGAATGCTTCTACCGCTGTCACGGTGAGTAACGATCTTAAATTAGACAGTGATTCAGCAGTACTGGGTTTTGGTGCTGATAATGACACAACATTGACGCACACTGATGGCACTGGTTTAACTTTAAATAGCACTAATAAACTATGTTTTGGTGATACTGGAACATTTATACATCAGTCCGCAGATGGAGTTTTAGATTTAGTTTCAGACTCAGAGGTGGAAATAAATGGAACCACTATTGATATTAATGGTGATGCAGATATTTCTGGAGACCTAAACATAGGAGATGATGTAACTGTTACAGGTAGAGCATCTGGAACACAAACAACAGATAATGATGGTGATTTTGATTTAAGTGTAAGTAACTTTTTTAAATGTACTCCATCTGGTAATACTACATTAACTTTTAGCAATCCTGCTGAAGGTCAATCTGGCACAGTTATGTTAATCAATAGTGGTGGACATACAATATCGGCACACGCAAGTGTAGCTATAAACGCAGATATTTTAACAGCGTTGACAACTGCTGGAACATATATGCTCACTTATTATTGTTCTGCATCAAGTGGTAATAATACAATATTAGTGGGTGCGACTGGAGCTTTAACATAATATGAGCATACTTCCTGCATCAAGTATAGGTGACGAAAGCACAGGTTTTTACAATGGTGTGGCAACGCAATCATTAAGATTTGATGATGGCTCAAGTGACCACTTAACCTTTACTCCGGGTTCAGCTTCATCTGCTGCAGATAGAAGAAAGATAACTCATGCAGTGTGGATTAAAAGAGGTAACATAGGAACTTATCAATCAATATATAGTTCTACTAAAAGTGGTGGTGGTGATTATTATTTATGGAGATTTAATAATGATGACACCATGACTATTTTTTTAGATGTAGATGATTCTAATTTTGCATATGATGGAACTGAAGTTTACCGAGATACAATGAATTGGTATCACTTCGTTTTGATAATTGACACCACACAAAGCAGTGCGTCTAATAGAATAAAACTTTATGCAAATGGTGTGCAACAAACTTTATCTAATAAATATGGAAGTGATGTTTCTCAAAACTTTGAAACATATGTTATGGATGGCACTGAAGATGCCATAGGAGAATTTAATTTTAATAGCACTACATATTTTGATGGATATATGTGTGATTTTATAACCACTATAGGACAAAGTAATTCTATTAGTGATTTTGGTGAAACAAAAAATGGAGTTTGGATAGCAAAAAATTACAGTGGTTCTTATGGTGCTAACGGATTTAGATTAGAATTTAAACAAACTGGCACTGGCACTGCATCTACATCAACAATAGGAGCAGACACAAGTGGTAACACAAATCATTGGACTTCAAACAATCTTGCATCAGCAGATTCTAATTTTCCTGACAGTCCAGAAAATAATTTTGCTACTTTTAATCCTTTAGAAGTAGCACACACATACGAGGCAAATTTATCAGAGGGCAACCTTATAGCAACTCCGTCAGATGGAGGAAATTGGAATACAAGGGTTGGAACATTTAATGTAAGTAGTGGTAAATGGTATGCTGAATTTGCGACAGTATCAAGTCATACTGGAGTATTTGTGGGTATTTTAAAAACTGGCTCTACAGATGCTTTCTATATTGGTTATGGTTCTGGTGGTTGGGGTTATTATGATGATGTAGGAAATGTTCAACATAGTGCGTCTGTTGTAACAGGTACATCTTATGGTGGTTTTGTTACTGATGATGTAATAGGGGTTGCACTAAATTTAGATGATAATGAACTTAGATTTTACAAAAATGGCTCTGTTCTTGGTAGTTCTGCTATAAGTATAGATGCAAATGAAAGTTATGCTTTTGCTATGTCAAACACACAATCTGGACATGAAGTAGGTGTTAACTTTGGACAAGATTCAACTTTTGCTGGGAATATTACAAGTGGTTCAGATAATGCAACAGATGACAATGGACAAGGAGATTTTTACGATGCTCCTCCAAGTGGTTTTTTGGCAATGTGCTCTGCTAATCTACCAGACACTGCACTAGCTCCAAATCAAAATGAGCAAGCAGATGACCATTTTAATACATTTTTATATACTGGTGATGGTACAAGCGATAGAAATATTGCTTTAAATACATTTACACCAGATTGGAGTTGGAATAAGGGGAGAAGTCAAGTAACTAATAATACTTTAATAGATACTTCAAGAAGAAATGGCGATAATTTTCCAAATCTTCATTCTAATACTAATGATGCTGAAGCAAATGACACTCACCCAAATATTATTACGAATGGCATTCAAGTTTCTGGTGGGTTAGATAATAATGATGGAACAACTTTTGTGGTTTGGACTTGGAAAGCTAATGGTGGAACAACTAGCAGTAATACTGATGGAACAATAACATCAACAGTACAAGCAAATACAACTGCTGGATTTAGTATTGTTACTGCAACTGCACCAAGTGGCACTTTTAGTTTTGGACATGGTTTAGGTGTAGCACCAGATATGTTTTGGTTTAAAGAGAGAGGTCAAGCAGGAAATTGGATAATTTATCATAAAGACAAAACTACATCAATACCATCAAATGTAGGAGTCTATTTAAATAATAATTTAGCTGGATTTGCAAGTGGAAGTAATTGGTTACAAACAGTGTCTTCTTCAGTAATTTCAATGACAACTGGTCAAATTAATAGCACAGGAGACTTTGTATGCTACTGCTTCAATGAAATTGAGGGTTACTCAAAGTTTGGCAGTTATCAACCAAATGGTTCAACAGATGGCACTTACATTCATCTAGGTTTTTCTCCCTCATTTTTTATGGCTAAAAGTATATCTGCAAATGGATATGAATGGGTTATTATTGATAATAAACGTACTCCATTTAACGAAAGACAAGGTTATTTGAAAGCAAATGAAGCAGAGGTTGAAAACACAAGTTATAATTTTGTAGATTTTCTTAGCAATGGCATAAAAATTAGGGCAGGAAGTGGTAATGATACAAACGCTAGTGGTCATACTGTAATCTATATGGCATTTGCAGATCAACCTTTTAAATTTAGTAATGCAAGATAGGAGATAAATTATGCCTTGGAAAAAATCTGACGGAACATATATTAAAGAGGGCAAAGCATGGGTAGGTGTTGATGGCACTAAATTCCCAAGTGTTTGGAGAAGATTTTCAAATGATGAGCTAAAAACTTTTGGACTCACATGGGAGGATCCACCAGCATCACAAGAGCCTTTTGATAATAGATTTTATTGGGGGAGAAAAACAGACGGCTCTCTAATAGAACGAAGTCTTACAGATGTAAATGAAGTCGATGAAGATGGAAAAGCTCTTTTAGACCCTATTACTGGAAAACAAGTGGTAACTCTTGGTTTAAAATCTATTTGGGTTGCTCAAACAAAACAAACAGCACAAAATAAATTAAACAGGCATGATTGGATGATAACTCGTAAGTCTGAGAAAGGCACAGCCATACCTAGTGATGTAACAACATATAGAGATGCTGTTAGAACAAAATGTGCTTCAATAGAAACAGCTATTAATAACTGTTCAAACTTAACACAATTTATAGCGTTATTTGAAGCACCAGTAGACAGTGATGATAAACCTACTGGAGACCCAGCACCAATAAACGATTTCCCAGATGAGATTTAATTGTGCCAATAACATCTTTAAAGTTCAGACCAGGAATAAATAAAGAAACAACATCTTACTCAAACAAAGGTGGTTGGAACGATTGTGATAAAGTTCGTTTCCGTTTTGGTTATCCAGAAAAACTCGGTGGTTGGGAGAAGTACTCAACAAACACTTTTCTTGGAGTGTCAAGATCTCTTCATGCTTGGGCAAATTTACAAGGTAATAAGTATTTAGGAGTTGGAACAGAAATAAAGTTTTATATTGAAGAGTCGGAGACTTTTAAAGATATAACTCCTTTAAGAAGAAAAGTACAAGATGGTAAAGTTATATTTGATATTAATGGCAATGAGGTTGCTTTTGACGTTAATGGTATAGTAGGAACCACGGGTCTTGGTGCTCCAGAGACTGATGGTGCTGGTGACCCTACATTTATATCTGCTTCTGGAGGCTCAAGTATAAACTCTGTATATCCTGTAAAATCAACTAATCCAGAAAATAATTTAAGAATATTAGGAACAACCGCTGTTGGAACAGTAACTGTAGAAACTGTGCAAAGACCAGTCTCTGCTAATATTTTTGCTACTGGTCAAGTTGGAACAGTAACTGTAGAAGATACTAGAAATGAAACAATATCTGTAGGTTAGAATGGCAATAACTTTTATAACAGCAACGGATAGCACAACAGTAACTGTTAATGATACCGCACATGGTGCGATTGTTGGTGATTTTGTTACATTTGCAAACGCTGATACAAGTAATACGACTTTAAACGCACAATTAAACAAAGAATTTGAAATACAAACTGTTCCTACAAGAAACACTTATACAATAACTTTAGCATCTAATGCAGCCGCAGCACTGTCTAGTGCTGGTTCAGCCAATGCAGACTACCAATTAAATGTGGGTATTAATACAGTTGTACCAGGTAGTGGTTGGGGTGCGGGACCTTGGAATGGTGAGCTAAATACAACGACTTTATTTACAACTTTAGCGGAAGAGGTAGAGAAAGATGAAACAGCAATAGATGTTGCGTCTGCTACTGGAATTACAACGAATGATGTTATTCAAGTAAGAGGAGAACTTATGCTTGTAACTAATGTAAGTTCTAATACTTTGACTGTCACAAGAGGTCACGGAGTTACAACTCAAGTTAATGATGAGGCGGGTGTTGGAACTCCTGCAACTATTACTCCAAATACAGTTCGTTTAGCTTTAGGTAATGC